TGACTTTGATCATGGCCAGCTTCTTACTGGCGATCAAATTGAAATTACAAGCACTGATGGATCCGCTCTTGATTTTATTGATAGCTACACAGACTCCAGCGTCAAAAAATATATTTACGTTGACGAATTAGACGGAATCAGGCTCTACAACAGTTTTGCGCATGCCGTGAATGGTGGCGCATCAAATGCCACTACCCTTGCAACCCCAGGGAACGAGATCCCGATCGAGGTAGTTGTGCAAAATGCTGATTACAGGGTTTTGGGTCGCGTTCAGAGCTATGAGTTGAACACTCAGCGAGAGACAGTGGACACCACCACGCTGTCTGATGAGTTCAGGACCCGAATCGGCACCATGATGTCCGGCTCAGGTCGCATGGCATGCGAATGGGAGTACACAGGCGATACTGCGAGAGAGCTGCCTAACTACTTGTTAGAGCTTGCATTGCGAACGAGAGTTGGCAGCTCGTTTCAAGGCAGGTTCTACCTGAAAACGTCTGGATACAATCCGGCAAGCCACACTAGTGCTAGTGATGACCAGATCTGGTACGAAGTAAATGGCGTGATTACAGCTTGCGCTGTGCAGTTCACGCCAAATCAAATGGTGCAAATCACTGCAGACTTCATTACAACTGGGTCTGTAGAGATCCGAATGAAGCTTGAAAGCCCAGACGATCTTGTCCAAGAAGATGGATCAGTGCTTCGTTTGGATCAAGACTCAACAGCTAAACTGCTGCTAGAGACTGACCAGTAATCCCTGGAGGGCTGAAGGCTCATGGCCGATCTGAAGATTAGCGAGCTTTCAGCTCTTGCCGGTTCCAACCTTGCTACTGCTGACCTTGTCGCTGTTGTAGACAGCAGCGCTAGTGAGACCAAAAAGCTCACTGTTGGCGATCTAGTTGCAAATGGCGTCACCTTAATCAGTGACGACACGATTCCTGGCGCAAAGATTCTGTTTGCTGCAGGAGACGTCAACGCCACTGCACTGGCAACAGACGCCGTAACAACAGTCAAAATTCAAAACGATGCGGTTACGGCAACCAAACTTGCGGACGAATCAACCGTTGATCTAGTCACAACGCTGCCTGGGTCTGGAGCCTTTACAGGTCAACTCGCTTTAGACACTGACGACAACAACCTGTATTGCTGGAATGGATCGGCTTGGCTGAGTCTTAAAGCTGCTGGTTCGATCAACAGCGTTAGCGGCAGCAGTGTTGGCATCGTTGACATTACTGCAACGACAAGCGGCAGCAGCGTCACGATTGCAGCAGTTATCAATGACACGTCTGCAGCCAACCAGTTTCTCGCTGGACCGACCAGTGCTGGCGGTGCTGTTGCTTATCGGACCATTGATGGCAGTGACATCCCCGTTGCAACTACTAGTGCCAAAGGCGGCGTAATTGTCAACGGTGAAGGACTCCGGATGGACTCCAACACCATCGAGGTTGACAACGATGTAACCGCAACGACGACTCATCACGTCGTCACTTACAACGCCAAAGGTCTCATCACTGGTGGTCGTGTACTAGCTAGTGGTGACCTGCCTGCTGCAACTAGTAGCGCAAAAGGCGCGGTTATTCCTGGAACCGGACTTGCAGTTGATTCCTCAGGCAACCTCAATCACAGCAATTCAGTTGCTGCTGGCACATACACCAAGGTCACTGTCGACGCTCAAGGTCACATCAATGCCGGCACCAGTCTTGTCGCATCTGATGTTCCAGATCTTGCCGCAAGCAAAATCACAAGCGGCACGATTCCAGCTGATCGCATCGCCTCGGATGCTGTAACCGCTGCAAAGCTCGCCGATCAATCAGTCACCAAATTTGGTGGTGCTGGTGCTACTGACAACGTCGTTACCTTCCCTGATGGTGACTTCAAGGGTCAGTTCTTCTTTGACGAGAAAAACGAAGACCTTTACGTCTATACCGGAACTTCGTTCCTGCCAATCACGGTTATCAGCGGCAACCTTGTTAACGCTGGTACTTACAACGCCAATACAAACCTTGTCGCCTCAGTCACGACTGCTGGTTCTGCAGCTGGTTTTTCCGCTGGTGGTGCTTTACCGGCACCAGCCACTGGCAACCTGAACTATTACGTCGTTGTTAGCGACTCAGGCACTGGTTCTGGTAATGCCCCATCTGTGTCTTTGGCACCGCCAGACATGTTGATTTCGCTTGGCAGCGGATCAACGTTCCAGCTTATTGACGTTTCAAACGCAATTGCTGGTCAGACTGCAGCCAACATTTCTGTTGTCGCTACAGGCAACATCAGCAGCACCAATGTGCAGGCTGCGCTGCAAGAGCTTGACTCTGAAAAGATTGGTGCTGCCAGCCCGACGTTTACTGGAACGGTGTTGTTGGGTCAAAACGCTGTGTTGGCGTTTGAGGGCTCTGCTGATGATGCAAACGAGACCACGATCACGGTCACCAACCCGACTGCTGATCGCACAATCACGTTCCCAGATGCCACCGGAACAGTTGTAACGACTGGGGACACCGGAACGGTCACTAGCGCGATGATCGCTAACACCACGATCGTCAATGGTGACATCAGCGCATCTGCAGAGATTGCAGTCAGCAAACTTGCAAACGGTAGTGCTCGTCAACTGCTGCAGACCGCTTCTAACGGCACGGACGTTGAGTTCACCAGCAATGTTGATGTTCCTGGAACGCTGGACGTTACAGGTGTAGCGACGTTTGACTCGACCTCAACGTTTGCTGGCAATGCGACCTTCAACGGCAGCATCATATTTGAAGGCTCCACTGCTGATGCAAATGAAACTACATTGACAGTTGCCGATCCAACAGCTGATCGCACGATCACGTTGCCTGATGCGACGACAACTGTTGCTGGTCTTGGTGTTGTTCAAAGTTTCACCAAAGCACAGCGTGGAACCGTGGTTGCGTTGAGCGATGGAGCAACAATTGCGGTTGATTTGAGTTTGGGGAACAACTTCAGCGTGACGCTTGGAGGCAATCGCACATTGGGCGCTCCAACTAACCAAACAGCTGGTCAATCTGGCGTAATCGTGGTCACGCAAGACGGCACAGGGTCTAGGACGCTTGCATACAACTCGGTCTACAAGTTTGCTGGTGGAACGGCCCCGACTTTGACCACAACAGCTAGTGCCGTGGACGTTCTTGCCTACTATGTAGAAAGCTCGACCCGTATTACGGTCACCTCGCTGCTGAACGTCTCATGAGCATCCCTGGGTCTGGTTCTCCTCTGCTGTTGGCATCTACTACAGCAGCAGCTGATGCTGGGTACGTCATCCCTAAGTCGCTGAGGTTTAACAGCGGTGATAGTGCTTATCTAAGTAAAACTCCGTCTTCTGCCGGAAACCGCCGCACTTGGACTTGGAGTGGTTGGATCAAGAGAACTGCAATAAATAACGGAGCAAACGTTAGGCATTGGATATTTATTGGTGGCAACACCGCGTCAGATACTGGAATCGGTTTTATAGGTTTTAAGCAAAACGATGATCTTTTGATCGGATCAAACAATACTGATTTTTTGTTGACAACAAGAAAATTTAGAGATTTGTCAGCTTGGTATCACATAGTCGTCGCATTTGATAGCACACAGGCGACAGCAAGCAACCGCATCAAGGTGTACGTTAATGGTGTAGAAGAAACTGATTTTTCGACAGACAATAGGTCGTCTGTTACCCAAAATGGTGAGTATGGCTGGAATAGAGCAGAGCGACACACTATTGGTTCTGTTCAAAATTACGGCGGAAATACCCCTCAATACATTGATGCTTATATGGCTGACATGCAGTTCATTGATGGTCAGGCGCTTGCGCCGACTGACTTTGGTGAAACGCGCAGCAGCGACGGCGTTTGGGTGCCGAAAGAATTTACTGGTTCATACGGAACTAATGGCTTCCACCTGAACTTCAGCGATAGTTCAACGAACGAGGCGCTGGGTTTTGATTCCGCACCAACAATTCCTGACGCAGATCCCAAAAAAGGGTTTGATATTGTCACCTACTCAGGAACTTCTGCGCGTCAAAATGTCGGCGGTTTGAACTTTGAGCCTGGGCTCCTTTGGATCAAGGCTAGAAGTGGCTCTCAATCACCCGGATCGCAAAACCATTACCTCGTTGACAGTGTTCGTGGGGCAACTGGTGCGGTTACTAAAAAATTGTATTCCAACAGCACTGGTGCAGAAAATGCTGGTCAAACTGATTCAGAAAACGGCATTGAAATTCATCCTAACGGCTTTACATTAACTTCATCAAACCATGGAACAAATGTTTCAGGTAATAATTTTGTGGCCTGGGCCTGGAAAGCTGGCGGGCCTGCTGTTTCTAACAGTGATGGAACAATCACTTCACAAGTCTCCGCAAATACTGATTACGGCTTCAGTATTGTTAGCTATACGGGTAATGGAACGGCGGGCGCAACTATTGGCCATGGATTAAGCCAAACACCAAAGTGGATTCTTCTTAAATCAAGGGATTCGCAAACATCTAATTCTTCCTGGACCGTTCATCACACATCAGTACCAGCTACCAAAACGCTTTATTTAAACACTACTGATGCAGCGGGAACAAGCGGCTCGTGGAACGATACTGCACCCGGATCTTCAGTGTTTACCGTTGGCACGGCTCAAGTTGTAAACACAAATGCTAAAGACTACATTGCATATTGCTGGAGCGAGGTATCGGGCTACAGCAAGTTCGGCGGCTACACCGGAACTGGCAACACAGGACATAAAATTACAACTGGTTTTAAGCCAGCTTGGATTTTATTTAGGCGTACCGATTCGCCTTCAAACTGGCGAATTGTAGACCGTGAGCGTGGCACCAGCTCGCTCAACGCTGAAACAAGTGAATCCGAGCAATCACTAAATTTTGATATAGAAGATGATGGATTTACTATCAATGAAACAGGCAACAACCCTAATGCCTCTGGCGGCGACTATATATATGCATGTTTTGCGGATCGGCCAGGAAACAACTGGGACGTAAACAACAT